TGTAGTAAGGGAACATTTTGGGATTGTCTATGTTTTCGGCATTGGAAAGGGCGTTTTTCCAAACCAATACATCAGAACGAGTACGAGCTATTGCTTTAGGTACGATGTTCCGTGTAGGTTGCAGACTATTAGTCCCTGCTTTGTTAGTATGATTTTTAGTATTCTTCTTTTTCATTTTTTAATGGATTACTCGTGATTAAACTTTCTTCTTGAACCAAATACAAAAGGTTCTTCGTTGGAATTAGAGGTGTTGGTGTTCTCATTTTCCTTAACAAGAGGGAGGTTTCCGAGAGACACTTCGCCTTTGTTTAGTTTTTTAAGCCACTCAATAGCTCTATCGTAGCGTTCTTTTGCCCACTCATGGAGCATATCTGGGTGAGCGAGAGTGATAAAGTGCCACACCGCTACATTAACTACAATATTCAAAATAAGCGGATTTCTCTCTGTACCTCTGGCAGAGAAAATCTTGTCTACATCATAGCGGAGCCTTCCATCCAGATATTCTTTTTTAGCATTGGTATAGAAGTAAGATTTGACCTCCTCTTCGGCGGCAGCAATGGCTCTTAAAATAATATCTTCATCGCCTTCTGAAATCTGCTGTGTCTGGTATTGGTATAGATTTGTTTTTAAATCTTCTGGGGTTGCGTACATTGTTTTAAAGGTTTAATAATGATTATTGACTCTTGCTCCAAAGGCATAAGTATTAGATGTTTTTCTTGCTCTCGTGGAAAGCCACTTGAATGCTCCATGTACAGCATCTGGTCCGTCATCATGAGCTTGACTTCCTTTCTCGAATGCTAGAAACTGGTCTATAAGGGTCTGCATGTCGGAGTTATGCTGTTCAGAATTAAAAAAGACATTTTTCCGCTCAAAATACCCCGAGAGGCTTTCTATCCTGCTGTATTTATCAGATTTAGGGCGTTTGTCTGCTACTACAGGGATATAGTAACCTCGTTTCTCTCCTTCTAAATCAAAATCAGAGGTAAATTCATCCATCGCAAAAAGTCCCTCAATCATATAGCGGATATTGAACTTGTCAAGTCCAAATTTCTCATATTGGTCATAGAGCCACTGGGCACAATGGGCTCGGCTTTTTTGCTGCATGTAAGCCAATAGTATATGATATTCTTTACCTTTCATACCAACCAAGATAAGCGCTTTGTAATCGGCGTTTTCTTTATAAGAAAGGTCTCCGTAAAAACATAAATTATCGTATTCTCTCAATGGGAGGGCTTTTTTATACTGTATATCTTCATACTTGAATATGGCTCCGTCCTCGATATGGGTATGCATATATTCCCTCATAAAAGAGCGGTAGGGCGTTTTATGAAACTTATTTTTCCAATATGAAGCAGAGGATTTCTCTGGCCATTCAGGTTCAAAGGTTTTTAAATCTTTAACAGCACAGACCGAAAGCACCTCAAAATGAGTGTTGTCCTCTGCAAAACTGCCCATATCAATAATTTCTCCCTCTTCATTCTCTATACTTGTGTTTTCTATAACAGCCTTAAAATAAAGCTTCAATCGGTTAGTGATAGAGTTTTTATGAAAGTTGTTATTTGCATAGATAAATCGTTCTATGGCGTTTTCATCAGCATCAAAAGTTCCCCAAATATCTTCAGTGATGAAATCCACACTTTCTCGCATGATACGGTCGTTATTGACTGATTTTTTGCTATCCACATCATCCACTACGATATAATCGGGTCTGTCTGCCTCCTCTCTCGCTCCTCTGGGGTTTTGTCCAAATCCAATAGACATAAACCTCACTCCATCTGTGGTAGCAAAATCGCCATCAGCCCAGTTTCCAGCAGAAAATTTATCTCCGTAATCGTTTTTAAATCTATTGTTAAACTGAAGTTGCGCTTGGATAGAAGAAAGTAGTTTTTTTGCTTTGATTTCTGTTTCTCCCACCAAGAGCATAAAACGGAGTTCTTCTTTGACTAAATAAAGATAGAGCGGTATTCCCATATCAATATGCACGGATTTACCTGCTGAACGGAACATCTCTGCTAGTAGCCTCAGTCGTTTATTCTTGATGACAATCTTTGCTAATTTAGCATGAAACCAAGCTGATTTTTTCTTTGCATAATTTGGAAAATAATACTCAAACCAACAGATATAATCTTTTTCTAATCTCTTTATTCTGTCTGTTTTCTCTTTGGCGGTTTCATGGATATTGATAGAGGTTGCCTTGGCAATACGAAGACAGTGTTTGTCATAATCCTGTAAGAGTTTGATGTATTTTTTATCCATTGATTTCTATACTTATGCGGTGTTGAAGAAATTGCTTGTGATATGGTGTACATTGCGCAGCAAAGGCTGGGTCTACCTCTGAAATAAAGTTATCCAGGTCTTTTAAAATACGATGCACTACGACAGGGTCTGCCTGCTTGTCGCAACGGTCTAAGGCTTTCATAAGTTTTTCTACACCCGTTGCAGAGAAGGTGGGAACCCCGCCGTTAATAATACGCAGGGTCTCCTGCTGGAGTTTCTGTTTGATTACCGTAGGGGAAGCATGAAAGTTCATGCGTTTTTCCTCCCAGTTATATTTTTGAACCCAGCGGCTTACGGTCAGCTCTGTAACTTTATAAAGGGCAGCAACCTCCTTTTGTGAGGCTTCCATGTTTTCTATATAGTAGGCTTCTGCTTTAAGTCTTATGCTGTCTTTTTTTGTCGCCATTTCTTAATATTTTTACACGCAAAATTCCCTCTATTCCTCTGTTTAAAAAAAGAAAAGTCTAAGGTTTAGACATGCCCGTATTTTGTTTATACATAACTGTTTGCACATCGGACAACTTCTTTTTTTTCACGGATAAAGCCCCCAAATTTGCCTCGTTAAAACTCAAATAAAAATGCCAAGATTCATACTTAATGATGAAAATGTAATGAACTCCTATGGGTTCAAGATTAAAACAGAAGGGATAGACCTTAAAAGATTTGAGGCTAATCCTGTAATGCTAGATGGACACAATCCCTCCAATCTTTCTGTTATTGGGAAATGGATAAAGATAAAGGTGGAGGATGGGAAGCTTTCCGCTGATACGGATTTTGATATGCAAGATGAAAATGCCAAAACCATAGCGGGAAAAGTAGAACGGGGAGTAATAAAGGGTGCCAGTATGGGGATTTCTTTCAGCAAAAAAGATTTTTCCTATCAAAATGGAGAGCTGATTTTAGAAAAATGCAGTCTGCACGAGGCATCTATTGTTGCTATTCCAAGTAATGCGGGAGCATTAAGACTGATGATGGATGGAGAGGAAATCTCTGAAACCGATATGAAAGCCTTGTGTCTTTCAATAGCACAGAATCAAGAAGATTTTAAACCTAAATTTAATAATAAAATGAAATTAAAATTGTCACAATTAGCCTTTATCGCATTGGGATTTGATGGCCAAACAGAAGAGGCGACACAAGAGCAGGTCAATACAGCAGTGTTGAAACTGCAGGAGGAGAAAAACAATCTAAAAGCACAATTAGCTTTATCGGAAGAGAAAGTAAATGCTTTTGTAGAGAAAGAAAAAGAAGCCAAACTCGCAGCAACAAATAAGATGCTGGATGAGGCGGTTGCCAGCGGAAAAATTACAGCAGACAAGCGCCAGACCTTTGCTGACCTTGCAGCGCAGAATTTTGATTTAGCTAAATCAACATTGGACTCTCTGCCGGCAAAACAGAATTTCGGTGCAGGAGTAAAAACTCCAGCAGGAACTAGCGCTGTGGCTACGATGGAGGACTTCCAAAAATTAAGCCTTGATGAGCAGTTAGCTTTTAAAGCTGGAAATCCAGATGCTTATAAAGAGCTTTTAAAAACCCTTTAATTATTGTTTAATCATTAAAAAAAAAGAAAAGAAATGCCAAAGAATTTTCCAGAAATATGGGAAGGTCGTGTAAGACAAACCCTTGAAAACGGAGCAACAGCAGACTTCTTGGACGGAGTCAGCGAATTAGACGGAAATGTAAGCGAAATGGGAGAAGAGAATATCATTCATATTCCTACCACAGAGTTTAATCCTGAAGTTTTAATCAATAACCAAACTTACCCTATCGCAGTAGAGAGTTTTACTGATGACACGGTAATTGTGAAGTTGGATAAATACCAAACTAAAGCTACAAAAGTAACGGATGACCAGATTATTGGGGCTTCTTATGACAAGATAGATGCAGTGACCAAATCACACACCAACTCTATCAATGCAAAGAAATACAAGAAAGCCCTTCACGCCCTTGCTCCTGATACTAATGCAGCAAAAACACCTGTATTACAGATAGCAGGAACGGAGTGTACCTATGAGGATTTGGTGGCACTGAAAGACAAGTGTGATGAACTTGAATGGCCAGAAGAAGGACGAAGATTGGTACTTTGTAATAAGCATTGGAATGCTCTTTTAAAGGATAGAAAGAACTTCGGTGACCAGCTTATCAATTACAAAAGTGGAGAAGTATCTCCTGTAATTGCAGGCTTTGAAATCAAGAAGTATATCGCAAGCCCTCATTATGCGGGAACCACAAAAAAACCTTTCGGGGCTGTGCCGGCAAGCGGTGACAAACCAGCTTCTGTATGCTTCGTAGTAGATAATGTCAGAAAGAAAACAGGTCTTACTAAGCAGTATTTCTCTGAAGCGGGTAAAAGTCCAGAGAACCAAGCGAACCTTCTTAACTACCGACACTACTTCATTGCGGTTCCTTTGGAAAAGAAATTTATCGCAGCATTAGTGTAGATTAAAGCCAAAAACAATGAGAGAAATAAAGTTTTTAGCCGTGCATTGCACCGCTACG